ACTAAGAGCAGAAACATTTAGAATAATGGGCGACTTTATTTTTGGTATTGTAGATTACGCAGAGCAGATATTAACTAGAACTTTTGATATTCTATTTAATAAAATCTATATGCAAAATGCAGATGGTCAATTCATAATCAAGGATAATACTTTATTTGATAAAGAAATACCATCAGTGTTATTAGAAAATCCAGAACTAAAAATTAATTATCAAAATCCAATTACTCAATCGCAAAAATTAAACGAATCAGCATCTATTGAAAAACTACTAGCAGGAGTTATGAATCTTGCACAAGTAAACCCAGAGATATTAGATAATATTGATTTTGACAAGGTAGTTAGTAAGTCAGCAGATATTTTAGGAATTGATCCAGATATAATTAAAAATCCTGTTTTAGTAAAAAGGGAAAGAGAGCAACGACAGGAACAATCCCAAGAGCAACAGCAATTAGAACAAGAGGCTCAAGCGGTGGATACTGCTAGTAAAGCAAAACAATCGCAATTAATATGACCGAAGAACAGCTAAATAAAATATTCCAACAAGCATTTGAAACAGAAAACGGAAAGATTGTTTTAGAAAACTTACAAAGAGTAATACTAGAAACAACCCCCTTTTCTCAAAGGGCAGAAGATACCACTACCGATTCCTTACTTCGTGATGGAGCAAGGGAATTATATAATTATATCCTTTCTAGAGTTAGAGAGGAAATAACAAACAATTAATTTACTATGACCGACCAAACAGAAAATACAGAAAGCGTAGAGACTGCACCAGTTGAAACAAACAATGAAACAGTTAATGAAACAAGTTTTATTGACCAGATAACAGATGAAGAAATAAAAAATTCAAAATCATTATCTAACTTTAAAGATATAAATGGACTAGCAAAAAGCTATATAAACCTAGAAAAGAAACTAGGATCACCTAAAGAGCCAGAGACTTTTTCACCAGAAGATTATTCTTATGAATTACCAGAGAATTACAAAGCTAATGATGATTTATTAAATCCTATAAAAGAGAAAGCGATTGAATTAGGAGTAAAACCAGAAGCATTTAAACAGCTAGTAGAAACCTTTACAGGTAAAGAAAGCGAGTTATTAAATAATATGCAAGCAGAATCAGATGCTAAAATTACTGAAATGCAAGAGGGTTTAAAAAAGGAATGGGGATCAGCTTATGACCATAATCTAAAAGAAGCAGAAAACACTTTTCAAAGATTCGCATCAGAGAGCGATCAAGAGGCTTTTGCCAATCTTCCACCAGAGGGGCAGTTTGCAGTTGCTAAAATTATGCACAATGTGGGAAAGCAGATTGCAGAACCAACACAAGGAAGTATAGGAAGTCAAAAAACAACCTTGACAAAAGAAAATGCTTTAACTAAAATAAATGAAATTAGAATGTCTAAAGATTTAGACCCTAATACAAAAGAAAGAGAGCTTGCAAAATTATATCCTATTGCTTATGCAGATCAGTCAGCAGAATCATTAGGGATAGTTTCTAGCTTTTCTTCTTTTTAAGATGATTGTCCATATAAGTAAGAGGTAGCTCTTGAGTCTTTGAAAATTGATGGGTAGCAATTTGAGATGCGAATAATCGCAATTTAAATGTTATTTAATTAATTTCAAAGACTCAAACAATGTCAAATACTCAAAATCAAATTCATGTAAAACAGTTTAAGGACGATATTATCCAGGCTGTACAACAAAACAATGTCCGTTTAGACGGAACAGTAAGAAGAAAAGAATCTGTGAAAGCAGAAGAATTCTTTTTTCATAAACTAGGTTCTTTAAACTTAGAAGAAAAGATTGGTAGAAATCCAGAAACTCCTTATTTAGATCCTATTCATTCAAGAAGAAAGATGACACCAGCACCTTTTCACGGCTCTTTATTTATTGATGATTTCGATACCGCTAGATCGACCATTTCTGGTTTAGAAAGTGATTATATGAAAGCATTATTAAATGCTGCCAAAAGGAAGAAAGATGATGTAATTATCGCTGCCGCAACTGGTAAAGCATTTGAAGGTAAAGATGGTAATGTTGCAGTTAACTTCCCTAGCTCTCAAGTCGTCTCAACTCCTGCTTCTGGCTTAACTGCTGATAGAATCCTTAATGGTCGTGAGATCATTAGATCGGCTGATGTTGATCCAGATGAGAAGCTATATTGTGTTTTAACAGCTAAACAACATAGACAGTTAGAAGATGATAATAAAATTATCAATAGGGACTTTACAGCGGGTGCGGTACTAGATAAAGGCATTATCGGTGTATGGAACAATATTAACTTCATCTTATCAGAAAGATTACTTCTTGACTCAAATGGAGATAGAGATGTTTTACTTTATACTGAAAACGCTTTAGGCTTCGCAATGGCAAATGATATTACAATGAAAGTTGGTGAAAATGTCGAGAGATCATTCACTAAAACAATGTATATCAAATTAGACATTGGAGCGACTAGAGTAGAGGACGAAAAAATCGTTCGTATTCCTTGCACAGAATCTTAATATTAACTTTAAATAAAATAAAATTATGGCTATTGTAAACAAAAAAGGAACAATAAACCTTGATGGCTTAGATCAAGATACTTTGATTATGCCAAATGCTAAAACTTCAAAAGGTATTATTAGAACTTCTATTGATACCCTAGAAATTAACGCAACTGACGATGACACTTCAACTTATCGAATCGCCAGAATCCCGTCTAATGCTGTATTAACAGACATTACCATTAAAAACGATGCTATCACAGGAGGTACAGATTTTTTCTTAGGCTTCTATGATATTGATGAGGGTGTAGCTATTGATGCTAATGCATTACTTGGTACAACTTCTTTAGCTTCGGCAGGCTCTATTGATGGATTAGGTTCTATTGATATTGCTAATATTGGTAAAGAGGTTTGGGAGTTAGCTGGACTAACAGAAGACCCTCACAAATTAGTTGATATAGTTTTGACTGGTAATACAGTTGGAACTGCATCAGGTACTGTAACAGGTATTGTAAAATATACCCTATAACAAAGCAGGGGGAGAAATCCCCCTCAATTTTTTTATTATGTCTGTATCAAAAACTTCTATTTGTAATAAAGCATTAAGAAAATTAGGAGCTAAGGCTTTAATAAACATTGATACAGATACTTCACCAGAAGCCACTCTATGCAAAGCAAGCTATGATACGGTTCTTTTAGAGGTTCTAAGAATGCACAACTGGAACTTTGCCATATTCCGTCAATCATTAAATTTAGATGCATCTGGCACTCCTGTGTTTCAATATACAAACAGATTTATATTACCAACAATTCCAATCTTTATAAAATTACTTTCGGTAGAAAATGATATTGATTTTAAACTAGAAAATAATTTCCTTGTTACAAATGAGCCAACTGTAAATATTAGATTTATTGGTAAAGAAACAGACCCTAATAAGTATGATTCTTTATTCATAGAGGCTTTTTCTTCAAAATTAGCTTATGAGATAGCTTACTCTTTGACTTCTGATGAAACTAGAACAGCTAGAATTAAACAAGATTTTATAGAAGCATTATCTCTAGCGAGAGAAAGAGACAACCAAGAGGATAATGATATAGCAGACACTTCTGATTCTTTTAGTGCTTCAAGGGTGACTGGCTTTAATTTTGGCAATAATATTAATGGTATAACTTTTTCATAATGCCTAGAGCTTCAGAGATAAGAACGAATTTTACAGCAGGAGAATTAAGCACCTTAATAAATTCCAGAACTCAATTTCAAAGATATTTTAATGGATCAGAAATTGTAGAAAATTGGGTAGTATTAACGCAAGGACCAATATTCCGTAGAAAAGGATTTAAATTTATAGGAAGAACTAAATTTGATGATAAAAAAGCAAGAATAATACCTTTCCAATTTAGTAGTACACAAACCTACGCTATAGAAGTGGGAGAATACTATATGAGGTTCTTTTCTGACCAAGGAAGAGTTTTAGAAAAAGATTTTACAGTAACCGCGGCCACCAACGCAAATCCTGTGAGAATTACAGTAACAGGAACAGACCCGCTTTTTCTTGATGGGGATTGGGTTTTTATAAATGGTTTACAAGGTATGACCGAATTAAACGGCAGATTATTTAAAATCACCAATAGCTCAACAATACCTACAATAGAATTTGATCTGCAAGATTTGGATGGGAACAACATAGATGGTACAGGCTTTGGAACATATACCAGTGGCGGTATAATTAATCGAGTTGCAGAGGTAAGAACGAATTATTTAGAAAATGAAATTTTTGATATTAAGTTTGTACAAGATAGCGATGTTGTGTATTTTTCACACCCAAACCACCCCCTCGGCAAATTAATAAGGGAGCAGATTAATTTATTTTCCTTTAGCCATAGAACTTCACTTGGATTATTAGGCTTTACTTTTAGAGGGCCTTTTGCAAATGAGAATATCGTCTCGAC